GCTTGTTTTCAGGGTAAAACGACATAAAAAAAATACTTGTTTAATCCTTTGTAGTAATAATATATTAACCCTACAGACATTTACTTTACATGCTTTCTTTTGCAGCTGATAATAAAACATAATAGACATATTTAGTATAAATACCTTTTATCTTTCTTTAATCCTTTATGCTGATATATTAACCGGTTTGGGTAGTATTTATATAAATTTGATATAAACGCTATATTTTAGTTTTAAGCTACTTTTATATTAATGTAGTGCTATACCTTATATTTTATTTATCGTTTGTTATATGTCAAATATGTGACAAATTTATTAACCTATTTATCTGGAAACAAATAAAAAGGCCTAATGAAATTAATCATTAGGCCTTAAAACTACTTTGCTATACTTTGCTTAATAAACTTCTAGAAAGTAATCGAGTACATAATAATGATCATATAAATCTACATTATGCAAGTATTGAGTAGCAAATTTAAAAGGATCTTTTTCTTTATATTGTAGTTGAAAAATAAAATAGAACGCTTCATAAAATATATTTTCGCTTTTGATATTGCTTAAAATTTCGCTGATATTTTCGCCGGTTAAAATATTCAATACTATCTCATTTAAAAACTTATTAAAATCAGAATCGTAATTATAAATATTTTTATCTATTCTAGCATTCTCAAAACAACAGACACATCTTAATTGATTATGCGTTAATACTTTTGCAAATTTGGGTAATTTAACTTTTTTTGTTATCTCATTCATTTTTTTTGTTTTTGACTGTTTTAAAAAATTGTTGGTTAATTATAAATTTTTGTACAAAAATTCATTTTAATGTAAGTATTTTTTTTAGTTCTAGAATTTAGCCTATAAGATCCAAAATAATACAATTTTGCCTTAGCTAATATTCGCAATGCCTCTTTTTTACTGTAGGCTGTCACGCATGCAGAACTACAATAAAAACCGTTACAATCTAAGCGCTTACCATTTAATACTACAATCCATTCATTAAATTTCATAATCTTTAGTTTTTGACTGTTTTAAAATTTGTTTACTTTTTTTCAATTTTACCTTTTAATCCATAGTATAGAACGACTAGAACACAAACATAAAATAGGATAATAGGGTAAAATAGCAAGCCTATTAATAGGTAAAATATAACTTTCTCAATTAACATTCTTTTGTTTTTAAGTTGAAAAATAAAAGTAGCCGGTTTTTAGGCCGGCTACTAATTTTGGTTTAATCTTCGCTTTCGTCGTCGCTTTCTTCGCCGTACTTTAAAAAATTTAACGCTTCTTTATAAGTATCAAAAAAATACTCTTCGCCGGTTCTATTGTTTTCCACTAAATACTCTACAGCATTACCAAAACAAGATACTATTGATATACCATTTTCTAAAGCTAAATAGACATAACCTGAATTAGTATTGAATCCTGAATATTCAATCTCTAAATCTCTTGTTTCGTATTGACTAGAATAGGCATTTAGAACCAAAATAAAACTTTTAAAATCAGCAGATTTTAAAGAATTGATAAAATTTGTTGTTTCCATTTTTTTTGTTGTTTTTGACTGTTTGAAAAAAGTTTGTTGATTGTTTATAAATTATTCAAATCCAGGGTTAAATTTTCGTCACTTTCTTCTACTATTATAGGCATAACCAAAAATTTAAAATTATTGCAAAAATCTACATTATATAGAGCTTTGCCTATTTCGTTTCCATTGCGCGTAAATGTTAAATAGTTATAATTACCTTTTATTTTTTGGTGTACCTCAATAGCTCTAATAAGTAGCTCTAGGTTTATGAATGCTTTATTCTCTAAACAAGATAGTTTAATAGCAAATCTTACAATTTTTAACTTTTTAGCTATCCTATTAATAGTTTTAAGGCCGTTAAATAACAAAGGATTAACAGAAAAATAAGGGTAATCTAAATAGTTTTCTACCGGGTAAACGGCATTATAATCAGGATATTTACGGCCTAAATCTTCGTTTAAAATGTCTCCGTACTTATCTAGTTTAAAGCTATTTTCAGTATATTTTATTAATTGAGAAAAATCATCATTTAAAAAACGCGCTACATTTTCAGCAATATCTGAAATAGGTAATTTTTTTAGTGGTAAAATTGTTAAAATATACGCATCTGTAGCTACTATATTACTATTCTCTTTATCATAATATACTGAATTCATTTGCGGCCTTAATTGATCCTTTGAACATACATTTTTAAGTAGATATTTAATAAGATCCTCAAATGTACCTAATTTCCTTTTGTACCTTTTTTGGGCCGCAATTTCGGTTTGAACTGTAGAAAGCAAATAATTTTTAGAAAACTTAATAAGTTCTGTTTTTAGTTCTTCATCTGTAAAATTTTCTACTAAAAAATCTAAAGATCTTCTATCAGATAGATTGTTAGCTAATTTACTGAATGCCTCAGTAATTGGGTTAAATGCGGTTAAAATTGTTGTTGTCATTTTTTTTTGTTTTTGACTGTTTGAAAATTGGCCGGTTTTTTAGGCCGGCCGTTTGATTTTTTACGCAAAGTACTCAGTAAATTCCTTACGCCAAATTTTTAACTCATTAATAAATAGATCTTGTAATAAATCAAAGTTTAACTGTAGGTTCTTTGAATCAGACATAAATTTAATCCATAGTCTAGAATCGATAACTATTAATCTTTCTACATTTTTTTCTTTGCATGCTGTATCAAAATAGGCATCAAAAAATAGATCTAAATTAGTGTTAAAAAATTCTTTTGTAAGTTTTGTTGTTGTTGTCATTTTGTTTTGTTTTTGACTGTTTGAAATAATTGATAGGCAAATTTACACATACTTTATATAAATGCAAATATTTTTTAATTTTTTTTTGATATTATTTTTTACACTCAGAAAGACGGCCTAAAAATTTTAATCAGATCAATTTTAAAAAATTTGTTTCCAGGGAAGAAAATTAACCCTACTTTTTTAGTAGGATAAATTAATCCTACAATTTAGATAGAACTTTTTTAATCCTATCAATTCAGTAGGACAAATAAACCCTACCTTTTTGATAGGATTTTTTTTGGATCCTCAAGATCTGGGAAGGCCCAAAATTAACCCTACTAATCCTATAGGACAAATAAACCCTACCAATTTAGTAGGATTTCCCAAAAACGCTGGGATCTGGCTGGAAGGGATTTTTCGACCTCAATTCAGAGATTGGTCAGGTTCCCGGTTAACTAAGCGTCATTCCCGATTGGAAATCGCCTAGAAAAAAATTTTTTTTTCGGCCGACCGACCCGACCGCGGCCGCCGCCGACCGATTGTCTGTTCGAGCCGAGGCACGATTGATAAATTATTTATTTAATTTATTTTTAAATTTTTTTTGAGTTTTTTTTGTCATCATTTTGTTGACTTCAACAAAATGGTTTTGTACTTTATTTATTGGCATTTTGTCATAGTTTTTTCTTTATACTATAAAAACTATATTACCTGATTATAATCTACTATAACCCAGATTTTACCTATAATATTCAATGGACTTTTGTTTGGGTATTTTTGGTATATATAGTTAGAATTATATGTAAATTTTATTATCATTTTGCATTGCCTTATATGTGTATATGCTTATGTATGTAATTTGTATATATATATGCAAACAATCTGGTAATTTGACTATATATTTTTGACAGTTTTTGTCAAAATATCAAACTTTCAAAAACGATTTTCCATTTTTTCAAAAACGATTTTGGTTTCATTCGACATTGCCCCTAGCCTCATTCGACATAGCCCCTATTCGACCCTACCCCTAATAAAAAAAGCCGTGACAAATTACCACGGCTTCAAATACAGTCAAAAAACAATTATCTTTTTAATCCTTAGATTGATTTTCAATTAAATGCAGAATAGTTTTCTCCATTGTTAGCAATAAGCCCTTTGATTTATAAACCTTCATTCTTATCTCCATAAGTTTACAATGGGTTTCTTCCGACATCATTACGTTCTTTTTCTTAATAGCCATTTTCATTAATTTTATGCAAATATACATTATTTTTTATAAAAAACTATTTTGTTAAATTATTTTTTGTATTTTTACCAATAAATAATTTTTTCATCCAATTATACCCGTCATGTTACAGAGAACAAGTCTTGCAGAAATTGTATTTTGGCTAATGTTTTTAGCCGACGCAACAAATATTACTGATATTCATTTTAGTTATTTTATCTTACCTGGAATAATATCAGCAGTAGAATCATTATTAAGTAACTATTCAAATAACAAAGAAAATGATTAAAGTTATTGTATCAGGACGAGTAGGCAATGATGCTGAATTAAAAAGTGTAGGCGATACGACTGTATGCACTTTTAGTGTAGCACATACAGAAAAGATATATGGCCCAAATCCTTCAGAAAAAACAATATGGATTAGTTGCAATATCTGGGGAGAACGAGGGCCTAAATTACAGCCACATATAACCAAAGGAACCTATGTTGTGGTGGAAGGATCGGGCACTGTTAATTCTTATATGCAAAAGAACGGTGAACCTGCTGCTATTCTTAACTGTAGGGTTGCTACATTAGAATTTGGAGGTAAATCTAACGCATCTACAGAAAGTAGTTCAATAACATCTACAGGAAATGTACAGCTACTTAATAATCCAGCCGTACAGGAATTGAAAACTAAATTAAACTTTGACGAAGAATTACCTTTTTAATTATGAATGCTGAAAGAAAAAAAGAATATAGGAAAAGTATGAATGATTATCAGAAAAAAAGGTATTTAGAATACTGCCGAAAAAGATATGGCGCACTAACTCTTGAACAGAAAGAAGAATTGTTTGCTAAAAGAAGGGCATATTACCAAGCGAACAAAGAAACAAGACGTGCATACCAGAGAATGAGATACCACCTAACAAAGGAAAAGAAATCGATTGATTTATAGATGATTCTAGTGAGTGATTAGTTATATAGTGTTCTTCGTAGCAAGGTGACAAAAGCCTTGCTACTTTTTAAAAACCAAAATTATGAGCAAGTACAAACAATTTTTTACCAACCATGCCTTATTAAAAGAAAGATGTGTTGAAATTTGCAGATTATTCCACAAACACGATCCAGACCTTTATCCGGATATTCTTGAAGAAGATTTACTTTTTGTTTTCGACGAAAGAAATACGATTACTGTTATTAATTCTGAATTGATTACAAATGATGATTATTGCTACATTGACATTGAATGGCTAGATGGTAGTAATGAAGATATAGTAAAAGAAATATTGATTCGTAAAAATTCGAGGGAAGAATATATTGCTAAACAAAAATTGGTAAAAAAATAAATGAAAGAGGAAAGTAAAAGAGCCGTTTATTTTGCAGATACTAAACATTTAGTAAAACGTATTATCGAGATTTTGGATTTGCTTAAAAACTATAATCCTGAAAAGTACGGCGATTTAAATACCAATTTAACAAAGTCGTATGTAAGTCGTAAATCTATTACCGTCACTATGCAAGATGGTAGTTTTGATAAACCTTGCTGCGAATTTCCCGTCGAATGGCTGAATCTTCCAGATGATGAAATTATGCTAAAGATTTTAATTAATAAAGAATAACATAACAGTAAAATCAATTAAATTATAACCACATGAACAGCTTCCTAAAAACAGCCTTCGATAAACTATTTACCTACACAACACCTAAACCAGTTGTAAAGTATATAGAAACAAATTATTTAATTCAGAATCCACCTTTTAAAACTAAATAACATGAAAATAGAAATAAATGACTTTTGGAATGGTATAGAACAAACTTTAGAAGGTGAAACGGCTTTAGATTCAAAAGTAGTTGCAAAGCATAATATTTTCCATCATTCATTAACGTGGTTTGATGCCAAAACTACCACAGTTTTACAAGCCATTGAGTTTATTGATTCTAAAAATATTATAAATGCTTTTGACCAAATTGATTTAATGATTTTGGTAAAGCACGAAAATACAGAGGGTTTTTATTGTTTGGAGTTCGACAAAGGATTTTACCAAAAAACTAAAGATACCATTTGGCAATTTAAATTCTGTTTTGATACGAAGCAATACCACTTTTCACCCATTGAAGGAGAATTATTAGCCTTCGCTTTTGTTGACGATTTGCCTTTAATGAGGATTTTTAATGAGGATGAGGAAATGTAAATAAATTTGTTATCTTTGTGATGTTCTTTTAGACGGTGTGAAGGTCATCTAAAGGAACATGAAACAATCTCAACATTGTTTTACCTAAGCCAGACAGTCCTTCACCTGTTTGGCTTTTTTTATTTTATCAATTATGGAATTAAGACTAAATTTAGAACTTGAAAGCAATTTAACTGCTGACCAATTTTATCTATTATGTCATTTAGGAAACTACATGAACCACAAAAGAGAAGCAAGTATTAGTAATGCAGACCTTACTAAAATTACAGGATTTGGAGAATCTAAACTATTGAGGGTAAAAAATGAACTAAAGGAAAAAGATTTACTCAAAGTAAATTACTCCTATGATGAAAAATATGGAGCGCAAAAATCAAATACTTATTTAATCAATTCAAAAATAATAGAAAAATTATGAGATACACAATATCAATAGACCAAACCCATAGTATTGAATGGGGATTAAGCCTAAGCGAAGCCGCTTTGTTTAGCTTTATTTATTCTCTTCCAGCATGGGCGGAACAAATACATACTAAAGGCGAAACATGGTTTTTTGCAAGCAGAAATAAAGCCATTGATGAAATGCCTATTATAACAGATAAAGCCGACACAATTTACAGGCTTTATAAATCTCTACAATTAAAAGGTATTATCAGATGGGAAAAATTTGGTGAAAAAGATTGTATAATGATTACCGAAAAAGGTAAGAATTGGAATAGCTCTAAAACAGACCTCGGAAATAAATCCGACTTAACTCGGAAAAAAATCCGTGAAAAGACGGAATTAAATCCGACATATAATAGTACAAAGAATAATAATACAAATAATAATAATATATCTTCTAAAAATTCTATCGAATTTTGCCAAAATGAAAAAGATATATATTTTGAGGATTTGGAAGAATTTCCAATTTTTGAATCTATTGAAATTAAAAAAAATGGAAAAGAGAAAATTAATCCTTTTACCATAGTTGCAGAAGTACAAAAAGAAAAAGAAAAAACTTTTGCGCCGCAAAAAGAAAAAGGCGAAGCGACCGAGCGAAAGCCAAATCCTACTTACGAAGCCTTTACCATTTTTTGCCAAACTTTTGAACAACTTTCTGGTGCCAATTATCCAACCGACCAAAATGGACATTATATCATGCTTCCAAAAGATGCAGGAAACATGGTTTATTTAATGCGATATATTGACAAAATAGACAGAAGTGGAAATAGCCTTGAAGCTTTAAAAGTGTTTATGCAAGCCGCATGGTCATTAAATGACAAATGGTTAAAAGCTAATTTTACGATAGCAAACCTTTATTCACAAGCCTCAAAGATATTTACCGCTTATCAAACAAGTAGCCCAGCCGCGAAAGATAAAGCGTTTAATGATAAATTAGCAGAACTTTTAGCCGAAAGAATGGCAAAATTTGAAGATTAAAAAACCAACCAATTATGAACAACCTACCAATGATAGCCAGCCGCGTAGAAGAAAAGATACAAGATGTGCAACTTGTAATTCAGAATCGCGAATTAAGGATTTTTAAAACAGGGATTAAAGAAGCTATTCCCAAAATTACACAGGTTTTAACGCAACTCCTCCCAGTGTACGGGATCGAGCCAAAACCAGAACAATTAATCGAGCTCACTGATTTTATAGCATCTTATAAATTGCTTTCTGTTGATGAAATAAAACTTGCTTTTGAAAAGTTTGCAAAGGATGAACTAAATTTGAATGATCATAAATTGTATGGGAAAATAGATCTTCATGCCATTGGGAGAATCCTTACAGCTTATACCACATGGAGGCAAAAAATATATTATGCGATCGATAGCGATTTGCAAGCAAAGAAAGATGAAGAAGATCGCATGAAACGCCTAGGGAAGGTTGCGGAGGATTACGATAAGGATTTTGATAATAAACTAAAGAATTTTAATAAGACTTTAGAAGAAATACCTATATTTTGGTACGACGAATGTGTAAAGCGTAGTTATATTAATGAATGGAACGAAGGCGAAAAGGAGGCTTTGTGGGCCGAAGCGCAGGAAATGGCACGCAATGAAAAACCAGAATCAGATAGCATGATTGATAGAAAGAACCATCTACGGAAAATTGAAGAAGGAAATATGCCCAGGGCCCGGGCACTGGCGTATAAATTAGCCGTTTGGCGAAAGGTTTTATTAAGAGATTAACATGAACGAAGAACAAAAATATTATTACGAAAAGGTTTTAAATGCTTTTGACAGGGATATTAGGGAACATAATTTATTATTAACTAAAATTGAAAAGCAACTCTATAAATTATCTGTAGATTTAACTATAGAAGATTGGAAGATTATTAGAGGTAAAGATTATTTTACCTATACCCAAAAAATGGGAATCCAGGATAAAAGAATATATCTTTTAGATAGGGTTAAGGCTTATTTAAAGAATCGATAATCGTTTGTTTTTTGTCATATACATTTGGTTTTTGGGTGAGGCATAATTTGTGTCTCACTTTTTTTAATTTTTTTTAATTATTTTATACAAAAAACATAGAACTGATATAATTTATTTGTATCTTTGAAATTATTAACAAAAACCAAAAAAATGACACCAAAAGAAAGACAAAAAGCAATTTCAGAAGCATTTTACAGAATTTCCATTTACGCAATGGTGACTAATACATGCACTAAAGAAGGTGCACACAGACTGCAATACATGTTAAATATGATTAATGAAATACCCGTAGTTTACGATGTAGAATACCATAATTTTAACCACAGGTATTTCATAGATATTTTGGAACAAGCCATTAAAGACAATGACAAATTTATTGAAGAACTAAAACTTAAATCTTTGCAATGAACGATACTAACCTAATGGTGCTAAACTATTTACTTGATGTTTACCACATAAAAGATACTTCGGTGGAAGGAGTAGAAAAAGCGATAGACGACATTTTCAACTTTGAAAATATTTTGCCTCAATACAGAAGCTTATTTAATTCAATTATGGTGGATGCCATAGACTTTGAGTTAATTAGCGAGAGATTAACATTTAAAAAAATGAAAGACCAATTAGACCAATTTTAATTATGGAAGTAGCAAAAATAGGGATAACACCCGCACAAATCGAAACATTAGCACAGGCAGGCGTAATTCCTGCTGGAACACCCGCGCCACAGGTAGAAGTATTTGCAGAAAGTTGCAGGCAGCATGGTTTAAGTCCATTTAAGAAAGAAATCTATTTAGTGGCATATAACAGCCGCGACGGCATGAAGTACCATACCATTGTAGGTATAGATGGTTTGCAACAAAAAGCTGCACGAACTGGAAGATTTGCCGGTATAGATGAAGAACAATATAACAGGGAATCAAACGGAACTTACAAAACAGCAAGCGAATTAAAGGCAGCTAAAGAAAGCCCTATTTCTTGCACCGTCACTGTTTGGGCTATTGTTGGTGGGATCCGTTGCCCGTTTACTGCTACGGTTTTGTTTGCAGAATATTATCCAGCCGTTTCTTCGGGAAAAGATAGCTATTCAAAAGCCGCCACAATGCCGTTTAACATGATAGCCAAATGTGCCAGGGCTAAAGCTTTAAAAGTTGCATTTAGTGACGAACTATCCGGACTACACATTGAAGAAGAAAAAGCCGCTTTTGAAGATGCTACCATTCAGGCTGCGGAGGTTAATCCTGCGGTCGAAATAAATGTAGAGGATTTAAAGACAAAAATACTTTCTTGTAAAAATAGGGATGAATTAATAAATCTATATGGCTCAAATCCTGGGCACAAATTACACGCTGCTTTATTTACCGAAATGGCTAACGCTTTAAATGCTAAGCCAAATGAATGAAATAACGCATCTTAGTTTTTCAAGACTAAAAGCTCTCTCCCATTCTCCTTTATGCCTAAAAAGGTACATTGAACAAACACGTACATCTACTAAAGCGATGGATGAAGGCACGCTTTTAGATTGTATTTTATTTGAACCCGAAAGTTTTCAAGATAAGTTTTTTATTATGCCTGACCATATAAAGAAGCCTACCAGTGCACAAATTAACGCTAAAAAACCATCGGCCGAAACATTAGAACAAATAGCGGTTTGGGATGGAATCCAATCAAGAATTGGTAAAAGGATTGTTATAAATCAAGAACAATACGACGATGCTTTAAATATATCTGGTGCGGTTATGGATAATAGCACAGTTGCATTTAATGGTTTAATGAATATGAATAACTTTCAATTTCAAGTAACGACCGACTTTTTTTACAAAGGATTTAAGCACAAAGGAATTAAAGATGCCGAAGGAATAGATAGGAATGGTAAGCGCGTTATTTGGGATTTAAAACGTATGGGTGCCCGTTCTGGTGAACAACTTGTAAGAGCCCAAATCAGACACAATCAATACGATTTACAGGCTGCTATTTATTGCCACAAATTTGATGAAATAAACGAGCCCGTAGATTATTTTATTATTGCGGTGGATAATGAAGGGTATGTAACACCATTTAGAATTTCCCGTGATGCTAGGGAAAAAGCTAAATTTCAATGGAATAGATTAATAGCTGCAGCCCACAGGGTAAACATGGAAGGTTTGGATATGGGTCCCGAATTTTGGGCAGATAGTGAAGGATTTTTTGACTTTTAAAATAAAACAAATGGAAAAGCAAGAACAAAAATTAACATCTGTAGAATATCTTTTAGATATTATTGACAATTTATTAGGTGATAAAATAGCTTATGATGTTTTTATATTTAGTCAAATTTGCGTAGAAGCAAGGGAAAAGTATGAAAATGAATTAAAAGAATCCTTTGAAAAAGGATACGAAGAAGGCGTAAAATATACAGATGGACTTATCAGCGATGAAAAATTCCCATTCTAAAAATGCACCAAATGAAAGAGTATAATGCAAAGATGCTGGAGATTAAAGCATTTTGCGAAGAAATAAATCAGTGGATTACTACGGCTCCATCTGCGGAGGACTTGGATTCATGCGACGAGTATTTAAGGCAACTATCTGCTTACTATTCTCGCTATACAATGATTAGTGGAATGAATGAAAGTATTTACGCCTACTTGATTATGACTTGCATTAAAAATATGCCAGACGAGGAATACAAGAAAATAAAGCATTCATCTACTTTGACGGATTATTACATAAAGGGCAAATATCCAAATGCGACTGCTATCTTTGAGCAATGTAGAGCCGTTCAAAAGTTACTAATCGTTACTTCCGATAATTATCGGACATTATTAAGTAGCTTTAGGCAGGAAAGAATATTGGTAGGACACATGACAACGTAAAATAAACAAAATGAAACAAAAAAGACAAATTTTTAAAGTTAATTATCATATAACTTATAATTCTGGCGCAAATTATAAAGGCACAAGAGATGTACTTGCTATTTCAGAAAATGGCGCAATAGATATTATAAAATGGCTGTTTAAAGCAAGAAATATTAACATAATTTCAGTAAAACCAACTTTTGAATATATAGGACAACCTATAATGTCAGATTATAAAGTTTTAGGAGATTATTAAAGAAATAGCAAGGTAGTTCAGTGGTTTAGAACGGCCTGGGTAACGCTGGGTGCGACGAGGGTTCGAATCCCTCCCTTGTTTACTTACCACCCGAAGGTTATGAGCAATGCTGGCACCGTGCGTTGATAATGGGATGGAACGGTGTAAATTTTAAACCTTTTAAATTTCTCTTAAATTATGACTGAAGAAATAGAAAAAGAATTGATAAAAATAATGAGTAAAGAAGACATTTACGACAAATATTTTAAAAATAAAAAAGTGACTGTTGATGACTTAATGAAAACTTTAGGAAGAAATCCAGACTACGACGAAGTAAGGGGATTAAGGTATAATAATGATAAACTACGGTACGACCTTATTCCTGCACTCGCTAATCGTGAATATGCTAAAATATGGACACAGGCACTAGGAAAATATCCAGAGGGAAATTGGGAAAAAGGAATGCCCTGGACAGAAGTTATATCCTCTGCAATGAGGCACCTGGAAGCAATAAGACTGGGAGAAGATATTGATTTAGAATCAGGGTTACTTCACGCTGCACATTTACAGGCTAATGCCGCAATGCTCACTGAATATTATTTTACTAAACAAGATTTTGATAACCGTAAAAAATACGACAAATGAAACAAACGGCAGTTGAATGGTTAATAGAAGAATTAAATGACAATGGTTTTAGTCATTTAGATTTAGCTGCAGATATAATTGAACAAGCTAAAGAAATGGAAAAGGAGCAGATAAAAGATGCTTTTGACGAAGGAAATCCAAATGGTTTTATTATTAAATGTGGTGAAGAATATTACAACGAAACTTTTAAAAACAAAATAAAATGATTTTAACCGACAAGACAATTAACGACGAAATTAGCGAAGGTAACATCGTAATTGAGCCATTTAACCCTAACAATTTAGGAAGTAATTCTTATGACCTTACCTTGTCAAATAGCTTAGTTCTTTATACTGAAAGTGTATTAGATGTAAGAAAGAAGAATCTTAGCGCACCGATGGTGATTCCTCCGGAAGGATTAATATTGCAGCCTAATGTTATTTACCTTGCCTCTACTGTCGAATATACGGAGACACTGCGCCATGTGCCAATTTTGCAAGGGAAATCAAGCCTCGGAAGATTAGGATTATTTGTTCATGTTACTGCCGGCTTTGGAGATGTTGGCTTTAAAGGATTTTGGACATTAGAACTTATTGCAGTGCAAAGAATTAGGATTTATCCAGGAATGAAGATTGCCCAAATTGTTTACCATGAAATTAGCGAGATGCCGAAAGTTACTTATGATAAAAAAGAAGATGCAAAGTATTCAAATCAGGGAAAGGATCCAGTAGCCTCTAAAAACTATTTAAACAAATAGCCTATGACCGACGAAGAAAAAAAAGCAAAGCGCGCTGCCTATATGGTTCAATGGAAGGCAAATTTAAGCCGCTTTCAAAAAGAAAAACGACGGAAACAAATGAATGAATACCGAAAAAAGGCGCGAGAAAATTGGACACTAGAATATTTGGAAAAAGTGAGGGAACGAAGTAGGATTTATTACTCAAAAAATAAAGAAAAATTATTAGCCAATATGGCAATTTATCGAGAAAGTAAAAAAAAGAATTATGCTAACTGAAAACGAAAAGCAAAAATTGATTAAAGATGCTGCCAGTACCATTGTTGCAGCTGGAGGCATTGTAACTTTAGCCTTTGCCATTTACTTTATTGTTGACCTTGTAAAAAAATGGTACTAATGAAATACGAAATTAGATGGAAAACAGGAAAAGTTATAACCGATGCACCAAACATTGAAGAAGCCATTAAGAAATTTAAGGAGTTAAGGATTGAGGTGCCAGACAAAGAAATAAGTATTGCATCATTTGGTAAGTAGATTAATTTAGGTTGATTTTGTCCCGTATCATTTAGGTACGGGATTTTTTTTTAAATAAATACACAAATATTTTTTTATGTAATTATTTATATATAAATTTACGTATTGAAACGATTATTTACTATTAAAAAACAACCAAATGAAAGACCCGATTATTGATTACGTACCACAAAATAAACGGCTGCCATATCAGGTAGCTGCTGGAATTGGTGTTGCTTTTGTTGTTGGCTTGATTTATAGCCCAATAAATACGCAATACAATTATACTTCATTTGTGCCAATCATTGAACGTGATACAGTTTATGTTCACAAAATTACTACCCTGACTTTTCCTGCAAAAGAAGAAAGTAAAGAGATAGATGAAGAAGCCTATGGATCTCGTAGCTATGGATGGGAGGTGCGTAAATTATCCGGTGAACAATTACGCCAAACATTAGAAGGTAGAGGTTTCAGGAATTTAAAAGGAGTTGATAAGTCAAAATTAAGACGTATCTATATTGCATATTGCTATGAATCAATGCTTATGAACGTACATTTATTGACTGACTTTCCTATCTCAATGATTTATAGCTTCTTTATTATTGAGGCAACTTCACAGGGAATTGAAACAGAATTGTGGCGCAAACACGCCAATGCTGGAGGCGTGAAAGCTTTAAAAGGTCAAAAATCTGTAACCTACAAAACACGCGAAGTTATTCGAGGACGTGACAAATATATTCGTGCTAAATTTATGAAGGCAGCCAACACCGAAGAAGGCATGAAGTTGTGGGCCAGCGTTCTAAATTCTGGTAGGTACGCTGATTGCAAAAAGGCAAATTACAAAATTAAAGGAATCAAATTGTACGAATCTATTTGCAAATGTGTCTATAAAAGTGGCTACCATACAGATAGAGATTACAAATTTCGCGCCTCTTTAATGGCTGAATATTGGCAGATTAAGAAGGATAATTTTCCGTTAAAAAAGAGAACCAACGAATTTTAAACATTAAAAACCAAACATCATGACTTTAGAGCAAGCTAAACAAGCATCTGTTATTTTACAGAAAATAGATAGAAATAAAGAAATTATAAATAATTTAAAATTTAAAAAAACACATGACATAAAATTTGGCAGAATCAATGAAAGTAGTTTTATTATTCTTGACAAAGAACTTATAGATACTATTGTGGATCATTCTCTTCATGAATTATCAGAAGAAATATGGGAACTAGAACAAGAACTTAAATTATTATAAACAAAAAACAACGAACAAAATGGAAAAGAATTTTAACAATTTGCAGTTTAAGTGGACTTTTGAAAGCATTTCGGATAATATCCCTACGATTATGCTGGCTACGATTATCCTTACTTATGGCATAAACGCCTACCTAACCGCTATATTTCTGCCAATAGATTTTTGGTTAGCTATTATAGCGGCTAGTATTTTACAATTAGGGCGTTTTGCAGTCGTTTTCATGGACTTTCTTAATCCTACTAAAGGTAGAAGTACTTATCCGCCTAAAATAGCATTAGGCGCAACTATTGTGGCTTTAATAGAAATATTCTTTGGATTACAAGAACACTATGAAGGAGGTGAATTTATAACTATGTTTTTATTTGTTGGAACTATTATTGTTTTTGGCTATCTTTTGGAAATAAATTTTGTCGATAAAGGCGTAGAAGCGTATGGCATAAACGAAACGAAAATTATAAGAAGGAGGAAACGGAGAACAATTATAAAGAATGTCCAAGAAGATCTTCCTAAAGTAGTTAGACGCAATATTACCTCATTTCAATTATCATTATTTTAATTATGGAAAAGGAATTTGTAATTTATGAAATGGCTTTAGCACTTAAAGAATTGGGGTTCGATGAGCCTTGTTTTACATATTATTACAATGATTCTGGTAAATTAAGGACAATAATATCGGTTGATATATATAATGGTTGGACTTATTTTCCAAATAAAAAATCAATTACTTTAGCTCCAACATTCTCCCAGGCATTTAGATTTTTTAGGGAAAAATACAGATTGGAAGGCGCAATTTATAGGTTAAATTTTAAATGGGCTTCTCATGTTTTTAACATCGCAACAAGTACCTATTGTTTTAAACATGAATTGTTTGAAACGTACGAAAATGCTGAAATTAATAGTTTATTAAAATTGATTGAAATAACCAAAAATTAATGAGAACTTTTATAGGAGTTGACCCAGCATTAAGATTAAACGGCATGGCTGCCTGTTTTATTGAGTATGACAAAACAGTTGTATTTAAAAAATACAAAAGATTTATAGATTTTTTAAAAGATTCTGTTCGGTGGAAATTACTTAATCCTGTTGTAATGGTAGAAGATTCAAGCCTTCAAAATATTACCTTTAATAATTCTACAAACAGAGCTATTTTGTCTCGTATGTCCCGAAATGTAGGCATGAATCAAGGTGCTTCCAGAATTGCCTACGAATGGATTAAAGACAACGGATGCGAAGTTTATAATATTTCTCCCGAACAAAAGGGTAAAAAATGGAGTAAAGAAATGTTTTTAAAAATCTTTGAACGCGAAGGCTACAAATTTGAACCAGATTTTAAATCAGCTAAGATAAGTCAGGATGAAATTGATTGTTTTACTCTTGCTATTCAGGCTAAAAATTATATGAAAAATGGAAAATAAAGAAACAAAAGCAAACGATCCAATTCACAATGTTATTAATTCAAAAAAGGATTATTCGGACGATAATATTTATAAAAGTAATGGTCTAACCAAACGCGAATACTTTGCAGCAATGGCATTGCAAGGGTTGTTAGGTTTAGGAGGTATTGTTTATCAAAGTACTGTAAAATCTGCTGTTGAATATGCAGACGCTTTAATTGAGGAACTAAACAAAACAAAGACAAATGATTGAAAATATAAAATCATTTCTTATTGAAATTGCTATTTTTATTTCATGCGCTATTTTAAAAGAACTAAACAAAACAAAGTAAGATGAAACAAAAAGTTGAAATAATAGATGGCATTGAAATTTCCACATGGAAGGAGATTGAAAAAATTTCTAAATTGTATCCGAAACCTATCAGATATGCTGAAGGTACGCAGGCAAGATTATTTCTTTTGAAATTTTATATGGAGCCTTTAATGAAAGATGAAAATCCTCCAATGTATAGAATGGAACCCGGGAGAATGATAACTATAGCGTACAAGATTTATAAGGAATCAATGGGTGATGCTACGAAAGATTTGGCGTTAACTTTGTTAAAGAAATTTATAAACTAGGGTTTAATACAATTTGTTAATTAGTGGTAAATAAGAGGGTTAGGCAAACGTCTAACCCTTTCCATTTAAAACATTACCACTCCTATTGATTCTGCATAATCAATAACCGCTCTAGCATGGCACCTTGCTAATGTGTTTTGAAATGTTGGGTCAAACATCATTTTAGCATCTTGAAAGTTTGTAAAGAAACCGTTTTCAGATAAAACCGAAGGCATTAAAGTTTTGCTTAAAACGTAAAACCTTTCTTCTTTGTCGTGATCCCCGTCGCTATTATCAGGACGAAAAACCCAATTAGGATAGGCTTTTTTAACCTCTTTGTATATAAATTCTGCATAAACATCCGATTCGCTTTGTCCTGGAAATGTAAACACTTCAAATCCCCTAGCACTTTTATTTTCGGCTGCATTTCCGTGAATACTTAAATACAAAGAACGACTATAATTTTTAGCTGCAAAGTTAGCCTTTTGTACTCTTTTACTTAGTGGTGTATCTATTATTTCATCATAAACTTTCATAGTTGTAATTCCCCAATCATTCAAATATTGTTCAATGAGATTGGTTACAGCTCGATTAAACACGCCTTCAAAAAACCACCCATAAGAATGAAAGGTTCCATTATTGTGTTGGCTACATTTAGATGGAAATGTAGTATATCCATTGGGTAATTTTACTTTAGGATTAATGCCACCATGCCCAGCATCCAGAAATATACAAAATTCTTTTTTTTCCATAATTTTAATTTTTAAGGGGAATAGAAATCAATCTACTCCCCTCGGCACTAAGGTAGCGAATCCTGCTGCGCCTATAACTTAAATCCGATAAGGCTAAAAGCCATACCTACGATTGATAACTTAGGAGGTAAACTCACTGAAATCTCCTTTCCGGCACATTCTTTCGATGTCTCCTTAATCTTATCCCAAATTATTTGCGCTAACTGGATGTAATTTTTCCACGTGAACTTAATTTTATTTCCCTCCATGTAAATGTTTATCTCACCTGCCAACTGGGCAAAATTAAGAGAATAACAAGCCACGTCCCCTAATGGACTTTTTACTGTATCTGCATTTTTCAATGCCTCTTTTAAATTAGTCTCCATGTTATTTATTTTAACGATTAAAAAAACGTGTGATTAAAACGCCAAGATTTACGCCTGTTATGCGTTTAATATTTTCCGAAATAGAATAAAGCTCCACCGTTGCAATTAAGAACGCTGCCATGTACGTAATGTTGAATGGAAGGCTAAAAGTATTTCTTGCACCTTCAAAAATAAGGATGCCACAGAAATAAACGACTATCTTTTCCATTGTTCTGTAAAGTCCTTTGCTATTTATCTTTTGTTGCTCTTTCTTTGCAGCCAGGATTCCGGTTCCCATGTCAGCAAAAACCACGAAAATTGTAAATATCAGGAATCCTTTAATCGGAACAAAGAAGGAAAATATATAACCACAGCAAATAGCGTATGTTATTTTCTCCCATCCAAGATGCAAAAAGTTGATTAACGTTGTTTTCATCGATTAGCTTTTAATTGCCTTAAAATTACTTTGCCATCCTGTGAAATATACCTACTTTTGCCCTCCTCCCAATATAAATCAAGAAATTGTCCTAAAACTGGATAACTTATTAATCGTATCGCAAACTTTGAAAATACAATAGCGTTTTTTGCCGTTGAGCCTTCGACAATGTACCTGAATGCACTTGTATTTTTATTGTAATTAAAGTCAACTGCTGCTGTTATTCCAAGTGACGTTATCTGCCATTTGTTATCCGTGTAAAATTCTGCATTGTTTTTAAGAATAGTATCCAATGGATTTTTGCCCGTCATTGTCAAAAGGTTGTTATTTTCCCTTATGACTGCTGTTATTTTCCTGCCAAAATCATAATAAGCTACAACCTTGTCAGCAAAGTTATTTGCATTATTTTCAAAACTTGACAAAGCACCATAATAAAGCTGACTTGTATCCCCAATAATGGAAGCCTTTTCATAATACCCACCGTCCGCATAATCGGCACGGTAAATAAGATAATAAGCATTGTCAATAATTTTGACATACGATGTATCAAAAGTAATCGTCTGGGCTTGAAGCTTAGACGCAAATAATAAGAAGAAAAATATTTTTTTCATGTTTATGTTTTTAGTTTTTAATTTCCAGCCATTATTACCCAGTAAGTACCATCGCTTACTAAAGTTGCCCACTTACCTCCGCCACTTGCTAAAATTGCAGTACCTATCGTTGTGCTATTTAATGGTTCAATATTACTACTTAAGGAATTTACCGCACCTGTACCAGCATTTTTTATATGCAATTCTTTGCCAGGATAAGTAGCTGCATTGGGTAAAGTTAAAGTAATAGTTGAATTATTTTCCAATTTTAACCAAGTTGTATTTACGCTAACTGTCAATGATGTAGATGTTGAATTACTATATGTACGTTCGAGCCAATTTGTATTTAACCTACCGCCAAATGTACCTGCTGAAAGAACGTTTAATTCTCCATTTACGTCAAGCGTTTTAGTAGGGCTATTTGTACCAATGCCCACCCTGCTTGTTGAGGCATCCACGAAAAGCATATGTGCGTTGGCTTCACTTTCCACGCGGAAGTCGGAATCAGTTGCGGCTTCATTGAACACGGCTCCACTATTAAAAGTCGCAGCATCTGTAACGGTTAATAATCCTGAACTATTTATTTTCATTCTTTCGGTTAATCCGATTTTAAATGATAGCCCTGTTGTATTTATTGTTTGGATAGTATTATCTGTTGAACCAATGGTTGGTGCGGGTATTAATTGTAACGTTGAAAAAGGTTGCCCGTTAAAAATATCAGTTGTTCCAATAATTTTTATACCACCTGTCAATGTCGTTGCGCCTGTGACGCCGAGCGTGCCACCGATTGTAGCACTATTTACAATAGTTAAATTACCTGTTGGTGTTATAGTCATTCGATTTGTTCTTACCGTTCCAAATCCTGTAAGAAAATTTAGGCTGCCAACGTCTATTCCAACACCATCGCCAGAAGATTCTATCGATGCACCGTAATTTAAATAACCACCATTATTTGATGAAAATATTAACTTTCCATAACTTCCAACGTCTGCTGAAGATAATCTTAAAATTGAATTACTACTTTTAGAAATACCTAAGTCACCTGTCAAAGTCCCACCCGTCAAAGGTAAATAAGTCGAAGCCGCCGTGCCCGTGCGCAAGTAATTTGTCAGCATCGAAGCCGTGTCAGATATATTTAATTTAGCTGCAAATCTTGAAGTAAGGTTTAAAGAAGTTGTATCTGCATCCCTGAAATACGGCGTAAGCATGGAAGCCGTGTCAAACCTTGTAACAAGGAAACTGGTATCAGCAAGTAAACTTGAAGATGCAAGGCTTAACCCTGCGCCTAACGTCACCTGTCCCAAGTCACCTTCTGCATCTGCACCAACAAGGCGCGTTGGTGCGTCGGTTGTTAAATCCGTTATTCGCACTTCGCCAGCTACTTCAAGGTCACGGTTTGGAGCATTCGTTTTTATTCCTGCTTTTGAGGCTGCTGCAATCGTTGTTCCTGTGCCACTTGCGCCCGTGAAAAATAAAACGTTTTGGTAAACGCCTTGATTTGAGCCGTTGTTGGTGGGAAGGTCAACGGCATTGCCAATGGCAACGTTGCCAGCGGCTGCGCCTGCAATGTTATCGGCAGCGTTTGTGCCAAGTGCAATGTTGTTTGAGCCTGAAAGCGAATCAGCAGTAACAGTATTATACATTGAACGATAGCCAATAGATACGTTATTTGAACCACTTTTATTTACATAACCAGCATCTCCGCCAAAAAAAGAATTAAAACTACCTATTCTATTTAAATATCCAGCGTTTGAACCTATAAAATTATTATTTCCACCAGATGTATTAAAATATCCAGCGCGAAAACCAATAAAATTATTTGTACTTCCAGTATTTATATTTCCTGCATCTGCACCAATAAAATTATTATTATTTCCAGTTGTTGCATTTCTACCAACGTCAACGCCTATGAAATTATTACTACTACCATTTATCATGCTAAATCCTGCACTAAAGCCAATAAAATTATTTGAAGCTCCAGTAGTATTTTTATTACCTGCATTTACACCAAAGAAAAAATTATTACTTCCAGATAAATTAGAAAATCCAGCTGCTGTTCCAAAGAATACATTATCATTGCCAACTGTATTATTTTGACCAGTTGTAGTTCCAAAAAAATAATTACGCGAACCAGATGTATTAAACTGTCCAGCTCTTTCACCAAAAAAATAGTTATTGTTACCAATTGTATTATTTTGACCAGATATTTGACCAAAAAATACATTATTTGAACCAGTTGTATTGTTTAAACCATTATTAATGCCAATAAAAATATTATTATTTCCAGTTGTATTTTTTTCTAAACCAGATCCATGTGAAAAATTACTAGTTCCAGTTGTATATCTTGCACCTCCTCCAAAACTTAATGATGTTAAATTTGGCATTACTATGGAATTGTATAAAGTATTATTATCATCATCTTGACCAGCAAATAAAATAGGTGCTGGATTTGAAATTTGCACTATACTAATATTATCCAAGTTACCAGTAAATGTAGATGTAGTAAACCTAAAACCGCCTGTTGCGTTTGTTGGTAATAAAACTACCACATTCGTTATATTATATGACGGAAGATTATAAGTAACATTTCCAACCGCCGCCGTCAATGTTCCAGCTGAATAACCGCTTAAAGTATATGTAACTTCATACGCATTTCCAGCCGTAATAGTCAAAGAAGGCGTGTAAGTCAAATTACCCGTCGCTGCTGTTGCCACCGCCTGTGTTCCGTTAAATGTCCAACCTGCACCGCGTGTCCAATTCGTTGTATCTGCGCCAAATGTTTGCGTTGCCACAACCGTACTTCTAACAGGCTCTTGACTGTTTTTAAGAATCAAGTTTGCGCCCGATGGTACGGTTTTCATATTGATACCAAGTGACTTGTTGGCTGCGCTCCAACGCAAAGCAGTGTCGGAAACAACGCTGCTACTTGAATTAAAATACGCCACCTGCCCACTTGTTCCGCTGATTTGATTGTCCCGTGCGAAGGCTGATGTGTCAGCAATATTTAATTTAAGATTAATCCTATTTGACAAAGATACTGTGTCGGCATCGCGAAGGTAAGGCAATAGCATTGAAGCCGTGTCACTTGTTAATAACGCCGCCGTTGTGTCTCTCCATAATCCACCTTTATAATACAAAGATGAATTTTCAACAGGAGACGTTATTGAAACGTCGTGAAGCTCTGATAATTTATATCCCGATGCTACGCGTATGGCTATTGTACCTGTGTTTATTGCTGAATTGATACAAAAGCCAATAGGCATATCAAGATTAGGTGCAACAGGCTCTATATCTGTCCAAACACCTGCCACAGTTGGCGATGGGTAAAGAATTGCGCCAGCCGCAAAGGTATCAGTATTAACTTGCCTTATTTTGCCAAATGAAATAACATACCCATCTTCACCATCGGTTAAATCATGTGCCGTTATTCCAAGTAAATACTTTGCATCTATTGAGCCGTTGGCAATGAATTTCGCAACCGTTATTCTGCCACTTGAACCAACCGTGCCATTGGCGTAAACAAGGCTACCTTTGGTAATGGTTGTTCCTGTTTGATTCTTAACAAGCCAAAAGTTTTTGAATCCAAGTTCATTAGGTACATTGTCATTTAATCCAAGTACCACGGTTGCCAAATCGGAATCCCAACGCATCTTTGCCGTATCTACATTATTTGTCGGAACATTGACATTGAAAAACAAGGAATCCACGGGCTGCGTAAAAGCCGCACCGCCACCGCCAACTAAATTCCAAACGTTGGAAGTAAAATCAAACGTATAAAATTTAAGGTTGATTGTATCAAGAATAACCCATGCGTTTTGGTTGTTTATTGGTTGTATGGTTGCTGTGTCGGATAATGACCCTCGCCAAACAAGCCCGTCGCCCGTGGTTTGAAAACCTAATCTTTGTTTGTTTGAGGTTGTTGGGTATTGGGCAAAAGCAGAAGTAGAGGCAATAATAATTAAAGCCATTGATAGACCTTGCCGTTTATTGCCTACTTTGTCAATAGCTTTACCAATAAACTTCCTGGCTATTCCCATGACTAATTCATTCGCTAAAACTTTGGCAATATTTCCAACGGCTTTTAAAAACTTACGTTCTTTCTTTGGTGTTTTTATTTCTTCCATTAGGCTATGTTTAATGCAAATATAATATAATTACTTCCATCGTAATGTGTTGCACTATCAATAGTAATTGTATTGGGTTGCGTTATAGTAAACTGACTTTCTATTAATTTTTGTCCATTTTGATATACATGAATAGAAGCATTTACATTTGTTAAGGGTAAATTACCGTTATTTTGTGTCCATGTTAATACGTTAGAATAAACATTTACAAATTCTTGATTGAAAATAGAAACGACAGAACCATTTACCGTCACATTGTTTATTGTCTCTGTGACATTATTATTTACCACTCCACCACTTCCAGCATTATTAGCTACTTCATTGTAATCTCGTGGTTTAGATAATACAGTTCTTTCAGTATAATTAGGCATCAATTTCTATTTTAAAAAAATCACCTCTTGTAATTTCTGTTAGCAAATCTAAGTCACCTCTTTCAAATACATAATAATTATTTTCGTAAACTATTATTTTATGAGGTAAAAATGGTTTGTTTACAACCAAATTTTGGAAAGGCATATCAATCATTCTTTTTTTAGGCGTAAGTTGACCTTTGATAACTTCGTTTACTAATAATTGACTTATATTTTTTGCACTACCAGTATTACCTACCTTCCATCCATCAGAAGGTTCATAAATTCCACTTGTATTTAATATCCTTAAAGCACCTGTAGTTGTTGCGGAGGGCCCGTCACCAAGATAAACATCTATATTAGATACAACTGATGATTTATCATCATTATCACTAGCAAATTCAAGTAAGTCAGATTGTCCTTGAATTGTACCATCTGGCATAAATTCTAGGTAATTGTTAGTCAAATAAAATTCAATATTATAATCTGCTTTTATATCTGTACCAAATTCATCTCTTACTTCTTTTAATCTCATTTCCCAAACATACTCTCCAGTTTCTGGAATAGCCAATGTGTCAAATGATATAGTTTTATTTACAATTTCAGTTCCATCTAATTGTATAATATCGGTAACAAATTCCCATTCATAAAAACTATTTTCCCAACTTGCCGCACCTAATTGATAATTAAATCCGTTTGTAAAATTGACTGGTCTTTTAAGAAATTTATTTTCTTTTTTTACCAATAAAGCATCAACCACTCCTGTAAATTTAGGATTAGATACTGAATCCAATCTAAATGGGTCTGTGTTAATTGTATATATTTTATATTCATAATCACCAGAATCTGTTATAGTTTTTGTAACTCCACCAATTCTCAATCGTAGTGTACCTGATTGTAATGAAACTTTTATTGTAATGTAATAATATTTATTAGCTACAACAGAATCTCCTGTCCATTGAGTAATTCCAGTTACAGTTGTTGCAAATAAACTACCATTTAAAATACTCCATCCACTACCAAGTGACCATGTTTGCAATACATTAAATCCCATTAATGGAATATAATCAATAATAGACGCTACTTTTACTGCATAAACAAATATGTGAGGCATAAAACCACCGCCAGTTAACCATATACTTCTTTGGTATAAAATACCTGTATAACTTAATTTTGCTATATCTATCGTACTATCTAATACATCCGTTCTAACAATAATAGGATCTGTATTTGTAATGTAATTATAAACTACACCAGGCATTAAATTCTTTTTACCATTATGATTATACCTTACTACTGCATTTTTTAATGCACTATAATATGTCCATCTACCACCGGCTAATCTCATTAAATCGCTACCAGATAAATTGGTTTGGATATTAGTTATAGTAAAATCAAGATTAAATGTACCTACAGACTGAACACCATAAGCACTATATTTAAAGTACCTATGAAATGTTGGCGTATTGGTATATTCATTAATTTGTATTAACCAATATTGACTGCCACTAAAAATTAATCTTGCGCCAAATACCTGACAAATCTTTTTTAATACATCATAGCAACTTTGCCATATATAATTGTTTTTTGTATCCCTGTGGTAAAATGCCCTATGCTGTATAGCCGTTTTAAGTGCAAAATCATTATCAGCACTATAAGTCAAAGTGTTTTCATGCCAATTAAAAACGGTATGTAATACGGGTAAATTATTTGCTACTAAATCATCCTGGACAAAATCTAATTGATTAAGACAATTTAAAATATGTTGGACTACAGTATCCTGACCCAAATAGGGGCCAACTGCACTTTTATAATCTAGTGTTTTTAACCAACCTAACCCATCAATAGCAGATATTTTAGCTTCATAAGTTGTGGCTAATGGTAAATCTTCAAATTCTATTAAATCTGTGACAATATAACCGTACCATCTATACGAAATTGTAGTATCATCGCTTTCATAAGCCGTTAAATCTAAAGTAAATCTACCTTCTATAGCTAACCCAATATCAGTTAACAAATTTACTAATCCCGATGAATTTATTATAATACTTAAATCACAACTTGAACCAACAATCGGTGTAAACCTTTCTTGCCCTTGAATAGAATCACTTTCATATTTTACATTTAAGTTAATTACATCAAAAGAACCAAATACACCAGAAAAGTTTTTATCCTTAATAGCAATAGTTACTTTCCTACCTTTTTCACTATAAATTGTTGATTGATACCTTATAGCCATTATTTTATTCTATTTAATCCTTTTTGAGATCTGTTTAATAAAATAATTAAATCGTTTCCACTTATGCGTGTTTCAAGCACTCCATTAAATCCAGTATCTCCTAACATTCCTTTTAACTTTGACAAAGGAGCAATTACTTCCGGATCATAACTTGCACCACGGTTATCTCCAACTACCGCCATTGTGGGCCCAAATGCCAAACCACCTTTAGCAAGTTTTGGCACCTGTAGTTTACTTTTGACTATTGTACCTAAAGCTACTAACGCTACACCAGCAGCAATAGCACCAACACCACCTAAACTTTTTAATGCTACTTTAATACTTTCAGCAGCAAAACCAGTTTGTATTGCTAACTTTCCAAATTGTATTAATGCGTCTGCAACAGGCATTAAAATACTTTTAATAGAAAAACCAGCACCTGACAAAGCATTTCCAAGTTGTTCACCAAGCGAAAATGCAACGTCACCCAATGTATCGTCAACTAATTTTTGTAGAGTAACATTAAATTCTTTTAAATCCTCTACAGTTACTTTAATAGCATTCCTAACTTTATCGTATTTTCTTGTAAAATTATCTATAAAAGCATTGTTTTGAGTTGTTTGTACAATACTAGCTACCTCACTTGTGGACTTACCTAACTCCCTCATTGCTTTGCTTTGGTCCTTAATATAACCAGTAGATAATTGTATTTTTTTTGATATATCAGGAGTAATTACTTCGGCAAAATTTTCTTCATCTGTTTTTCTTGGATTACTTTGTGGTAATGGTTTAATATCAAATTCTCTATTTTCTATTTTATCCCATTCTCTATTAACGCCTTGTAGTGTATTTAACAGTTCGTAGTATCTTGCTTCTAATTTTATTGCATCAGCCGACAAAGCACCTTGCGTCAAAACAACATTTTTATATTGTTCTTCTGTCTTTTTTAATTCTTCTTCTAATAATTCAAATTGAGTTTTAGCTTTATCTAATCCACTTCCTGTAGTAGGACTAAATATTTCATCATTTAATTGAGGAACATCTCCTAATAATTTATCTAATTCTTCAGATGTTTTTGACCATGCTGTTTCTATTACAAGGCTTTCTTTTTTTATTTTTTCTACCTCTTTAAATAAAGATTTTATTTTTTGAGTATTTGAAGCTGCTTCTATTGCCGTTAATGGGTTTAATCCTATTTTACTAATTTCCTGATTTCTTTTTCTTAATTTTTCTATTTCAAAATAAGCTTGTTTTTCTCTATCTAATAATTGAACTGATCTTTCAAGTTGTTTATCAGCAACCCCTTGTAATTTCATTATTTCAAACTTCTTCGCTAATTCTACATTTAAAACCTTCATTACTAAAGACATATTATTTAAATAGTCTTGTTCGGTTTTTAAATCAGGAAGATATTGTCCGTATTTATCTTTTATATCATTAATTAATTTTAATCTTAATTTATTACTTGTATTAGTATCGTTTATAAGTTTAAAACTAAATTCTAATTGTGTTATTTCTTTCTGCATTTCTCTTGCAGAACTTGACAAATAACCAGACAAATCATCTATAGGTTTGTTTGCTTGGTGAACATTATAAGCAAAAAGAGCAATTGCAGCAGCGGCCGCTAAAGCAATAGTTACCCAACCGCCCGTAGTAATTTTAATAATTCCAGTAAGTTGATCATACGTTGACATAAACCTTATAAGTCCACCAAATGCCATCGTTAATGTACCGACGGCACTCATTATTTGACCTATAACCCAGGCTAATGCACCACCAATAGCTATATATTTGGCAGTTATTACAATTAATTCTTTTGTTCCTTCGCTAAGACCGCCCCAAAATATTAAAAGGTTCTCTATTCTATTTGTAATGCTTTTTAGGACGCCCTCTAAAACTATATTTTTTAAAATAGCTTTACCTAACTCTACCTGGGCAAATTTAAGACTGTCTTAAAAGTTATCTAATTTATTTCTTAATCCACCAGT